TTAGACACTGACTACCTCATAGGTATAGTCACAATCTTCTTTATTTATTGACGTTAGATTGTTAAGAACGTCTTTGAGATTCTGATTTTCTTGTTCAAGAACAGTGATCACATTTTCTGCTTGACGTAAAGCCATAGATAATACCTTGACTTTATTTACTAACTCATCCCCGATATAACTATTGGTTAGTTTTTTCATGATTAATCTCCGTGAGGATGATATAATATTACACTATTTTCTCACTATGTCCAGTAGAAATTTGGACAAATCTTTAATTTGAGACTGGTTTAATATGATCTGATCATTATATGGGTATTTGTTATATAATATTCTCCATATATAGCGTATTTTCTGACTCAAACTACTGTTATGAGAGTAAGATGCAAAGTTTTCGTAAATTGCCAAATCGGCAGTCTGAGTCTGAATGTCATAATCTATAACAAGAATTTCGTTTCTACAATCACACAGTATATATTTAGTATGATTTTTCTCAAAAGATAATATTGACGATTCAGACATTATTTTCCTCAAATACCCATGACCAGTACCTACTATCTTCTTTCTGCTGAACACTATCCCAGTATAAACAACGAGCAATATAAGATGGAACCTTTAACTTTCCACAGTTAATACTCCAATGACGTTCCATTTGCTTGTACATTTTAAGTCCGGTCCCGCTTTTGTACTTTAAATGCTCCATACCATATAGACGAAGAATATGAACGTCCCCACAAAGAACTCTGCACTCATTAGGATGAATAGTCTCTAATGCAAAAGAAACCTTTGCTTGTGAAATACCCTTAATCTTGTCAACAATGCTGTCACGCTTTTTCACATGATACTTTTTGGCTGTAAAATAAAACTCTTTTGGATCATTCCAAAACTTATTTTGAAAGTCCCAAATATATTCTGTACGATTGTTGTGAAGTCCAACTCCAGACTTGTGCAACTTTGTTCTCAAAGTTTCTTTGTCTGTGATCCACTCATCAAAGTTCTTAATAGCATTATAGCCCTTAACATTACCTTGCCAAGTGGTATGTACGCTGCAATACGCAAATAGATATCGTCTAAAAATCTCATCGTGATTTTGGGGCTTAACACTTTCCCAATAATCCTTATACGATACAATCTTATCTTTAGGAAAGTTAGCAAAAAATTCATCAACCTTGCTAGTAGTATAGTTTATCTTTTTTTCTTCAGTCTTTTCCATGTTATCTCCAAATACTGTGGCGTCCATGCTAGTGATTGTATGCTATGGTTATCGGCTTGTCAAGGTTGCTTACTTGAGAATTATTTTTTCTTGGCAAGCCATAAGTAGTTGTATACATTTTTTATGTCAAATTTATATTCTGTAAATATTTTTTGAATAGTATCTTGCTTATAATATGCTCCAGCATGAGATGCTCCTCGATAAGAGTAATATATGCCCTGTTTATCCTCCAGCCTATCTACATCACCTATATTTAGACTCAATAAGAAAATACCATTTTTATCTAGACGTTTGGTTAGCATCTCTAGGCACTGTTTTAATTGTTCTGGCCCACAGTGTATAAAAACCTGAATAGCAATAGCAATATCTACTGTTATATCTGGTACATCAAAATCTTTGTTAAAGTAAAATACTGGTTTTTTAAATTCTATAATTCCAGGTATAAGTTCATTCTTTAATCCTTCTTCTACCATTATTTGTTCTGGTTCTAGACCATAATAATTACCAGTATTCAAAAAAGGAATAAGGAATCTACCGGTTCTTAGTGAACCACAACCTATATCTAGCAAACGAGTTTCTGGAGACAATCCGTTTTTAAATAAGTGCTTGATTACTAATCGAGGAATAGTATTCCAGTTATCCGATGGTCCAACAAAAGTTTGATAGTTTTTGAGTAGATCGAGGTTGTCTGTCATATTGTCCTCTGAGAACCATGAAGCAATTTAAACGTAGGAAAGCGTAAACTAATACCTCCTTCTTGATTCTGGCTTTCTTGAAAATACTGAACAGTAATTATTTTCCCAAGAATCTTTTTTGGATTCTGGTAAAAGTCTTGTCTTTGATCAATACTAAAACCACTACCAACCCTAACATCATGTCCCTTGTGCTTAATAGTCACACAAGAAAGCATAGTCTCCTCACATTCTGCACCATTCTTTACATAGCGAAATGGACCCATTTCAACATCAATAACCTCGTATTCGTCATCAAAGAAACTCTTATACTTTAGCAAGTCTTTGCTTCTTTTACCCTTATATGGAGCATCAGATCGCAGCATAACTCCTTCCCAACCCAATTTATCTGCTTTAGCAGTCCATTCGGCAAAATGATCATCATCTTTAACTCTGTCCTGTTCAAGAACAGTCAAACAAACACAAGTATTTTTCTTCATTACTTCTGTCAGATTTGCAAGTCTAATAGAGTATGGCTTATTAGATTGTCCTTTCTTGCTATAAAATTCATCATGACTAATCATATCAAAAATCTTGTATGACGGATTAGGGATAGTATGATCTTTCTTTTTTAGTTGTTTCATAATTCCTTGAAAATCTTCATTACCATCCTCATCAACAAGACAAAGTTCTCCATCAAAAACTACATTAGAGATACCAAGAGCCTTGATACCACCAGCAACAATATCCAAAGTTTCAAAAGATTTTCCCGTGCGGGAATAGAAAGTAGCATTACCATTATCATCGACAATAGCAATACATCTAGCGCCGTCAATTTTGCGACTAACATACCATCCATCCTTCCAATTCACAATATTTGGATCATATTTATCAGCAAGAGCAACACTAAACTCTGGAATATGATCTGGAATAGCCTTATTGATTATCTTATCGCCAGCACGGGTTTTCAAATCCTTGTCAATAACACAATGGATAAGTTCCTCATAGTCTGGATGATGTTCGATAAAACTATTCACAGCAGCAATAGCATCATGCCCAGTAATTTTACGATTCTTTAGATCATCAAGAAGATCAAAGAAATTGTTGTATTCATTCTTTCGTGCGACAAGATGATTCTTTTTCTTGAGATTATCACTAGTCACATTATACTGCCAAAGAGGATGGTATGTATACAGTAGAATTTTTCTGGTAAAATTTGCAGCATCACTCTTGTGATTGCAATAATCCTCAATAATTCCCTGCTTATCAATAGTGCTGCTTGTAGCCCTAAGATCACGAACCATTCCCCAAACATAATCAAAATCGTGAGTCATCCAAATAGTCTCCTGTTTGTAACTCCAGTATACCACAACATCGGCATTGTGTCAACGACGACTTTATTTTTTCTTAGGATAACGACATTGTTCTCGAAATAATTTGGTTTTTAAAATTTCTATCATGAATTTGTCCTGTAATTTTCTCCATATAATTACGTATATATTGAAGAGATTCTTGACTCCATTGTTTTGGATGCTCTTTATGATATAAAAATGGACATTCTATTCTAGATATATTAATTTTTTGATCTATAGCGAGATATGGAATCCACCAATCCCATCCACATAAACCTATACAAAAGTTATCGTCATTGGGTATTATTATTTTGTCGTTTAAAATATAGAAGTCTACTCCATTAGCATTTATTTCTGACTGTTTATAACTTGTGGTATAATTGTATCTATGACCCATTACTATACCGTTATCTGATGCTTCTAATATTTTGTGCCAAAAAATATCATTAATGTCTATTTCAATATCACTATTAATAATTACAAACTTACTATAATATTTTTGTGCAAAAGTTACCATATCATGTATTGAATATGTAACTTTATCAAATTGTTTAATAGGTCTTAAAAAGACTGACTCAGTGTTTGGTATTGTAATACCATTGTGTACATTATATATTTTACTAGCATATCTAGTCCATGAATGATGTCTAATATCATTAGATATAAAGGAAGTAAAAAATGGTATTTTATGTATTATCATCTTTGCGTTCTTCAAAATATTTTTTCATATCTTTAACATATGGATGTTTAATTTCTATTTCTATCACACCATCATTATTTTTGTATAACTTAAATGGTCCCGGAATAAATTTATACTGATGCCCATAATTTCTATTTTTTAATGATCCATGATATAAGTGTAAACAATTATTATTTTCTATATAGTCTATATCTTTTATTGGCTCACAAGAAGATAATACATTATTTCTGTACTCATAAAACATTTCTCTTTGTGTTTTCATATTTGGAGCAGAGAAAAATGTTGCACAATAATATCTATAATTAGGAATAAAAGATACCCAAAATATAGTATCTCCTATTGTTACTGGTGTGTGTTCAAAAAATCCATTGATTTTGTGAAAAAAGTTCCTATCAATACAAACATTGAAACCTGGATGAAATTTTAATGGATTAAATTGAATCTGATTTTTTATTGCTTTTACTACACTTGGTTGACTATTTATAGGAGTTAGAGTTATATCTTCATAAATATTATTGCTATAAATATCTCTATACAAGTATTCCGAAGCATGAACCACCTTTTTTATTTGTAGTTTTTCTGCTATTTTATTAACCCATTCAGGATCGGAACATAAAACATCTGCATCTAGAAAAATAATTTTCTCATATTTACTAGGTATTCTTTTTTCTAAAAGATTCCATAGATTTTCTTTTACGAAAAAATATGTTTGTCCTCTAACAGTAAAAGAATTGGGAATCATAGAGGATTGATTAGGATACAGCAACTCGATGATATAGTATGGTATCTTACTTTTTTCTAATTCTTGGCAAACTATTTTAAGATTGGTGATAATATTTGCATATTGCATTGGATTAAATATTCCCATAGCCACACAAATATTACTATACTCTGGTTTTTTATATCCTTTATATGATGTTTTTAATGGTAGTTTTGTGCTCATGAGGAAATTTATCTGTCGTAAAAGTTATATCTAAATTTTGAAAGAAGGTTTTTATTTTAGAAATATCGTCTTTCTCAATATCATATACTAATAAATCATTTGGTCTAAAAGAAAAATATTCTAGCACATTTGTGTGATGATCTATCCAATTTTGTTTCCATATATCAATAATATCATCTTCATTATTTGTATCATATATTTTTTTATATAGGTCTATATATCTAATTGGTTTTTTTGTTCTATATACTACAGAATTATTTATTGGCGAAAAGAAAGAATGGTGATTCAATCTACTTATGATCCAATTACTAATATCTCTCGTATTAAGTATAAAAATACTATTAGGATAATTTATATCTAGCAAATCAAAATAATCTTGAAAAATTGGGATATATCGAATACTATTACCTTCTTGAATAAAACACTCCATATCAAAATAGGCATGATAATTATAATGGTCAAGGGGTAAAAAATTACCTGTTTCTATATTGGAGTATATACTATGAGCCAAGTATCCGTAGTTCCAATGTATTGAAGATATGATTGGATTAGAGTAATTTGAAAATAATTTACTTAATGATATTGTGCCGCATTTATTAAATCCTATTTGGAATATTTTATTCATTTAGAAATCTTTTACTTAATTTTTTAACTAAGTCGCTGCCTGCTTTTTGGAAAAAAGATCATAAAGCAAAGACAATACAAGACACGGCTAAGTATTGTTAATTTTTCCTGTTTCTCACCACGATCAGATAATTCAATGCTTTAACTATACCTTCGAAATTATCTCCAAGTTTTCCTAGACCTTCATTACATTTACTACACAACCAACCCCTAAAACTATCATCGCTGTGATCATGGTCTAAACACCATTTGAAAGGAATCTTTCCACAACATTCACACACTTCTGGTTTTGGTGGAGCAATTTTATGAAGTTTACTTCTAACTCTAGAGTGTTTCTTAACACAACTTTTACATCGTGTATCTAGATTATCTTTGTACATAGTGTGTTTAGAAAAACTTTTTAGGTTTTTTCTTTTGCCACAGTAACTACAAATTTTACGAGACATTAGAGGCTACTTGTCTACAAAATTCTAGAACCTGTTCATCGGTAAAAGTATTTCTTGAATAATTAAAAATCAAAGAGACAAACCTTACATTGCCTTTAATATATCCTTTGGTATTGTCTATTCTATCCAATGATGCTTGATATGGTTTATTTTCTATAGAACTATAACTATGAGTTCTCAACTCTATTTTTTGTTTGGTGAATGGACAGATACCGTTTTGTTTATTCCATAAAGAGTATAAATACTCCAAATCTACATCATATGTTTGATTTCGTTTTTTAGAATTTTTGATAACATTTTTTATATACCATCGAAAATCACTATATTTATCATGCCGATTGGATGCGACAAGATTATGATTGAATTGTCCAGCGTATTTTTTAAGGTGGTCTATGCTATGCTTTCCAGCACAATTACGTCCACAATAGAATTTTGTTTTACCCTTTTTCTTTCTGCGTTTTATTTCTGCCAATGTTTTGATTGTGTTTTTACCACAATAACAACAACTTATTTCTATTGTGCTTATCATTGATATCTCCATTCTATATGAAATTAGTTACACCAAAAATGGAAGCGGGCAATAAAAAATGGATGCGGCGGCATCGAAGCCGCGTCCTAGCAATTGATCATTATATCTTCTACAAGTTTATTTTGTTCATAAAGTCTTATGATAAATTAAAGAACAAACAACATTCATTTATCTGCACCAACCAAATCTTAGACTAGAACCCGTTGGCTATTCTAGTAGCGGAAGGATTTAACGACGATTTTTCGGGCGCTACCTTCATCGCCCCCTAAAATCGTTGCTACTTTCTCAAGCAGCAAGTGCTAACTGATTTGCGCCAGTTAAAGCGTTTAATCGACTTTTAAAGTGGCCGGTCGATCAACCACTACTTGCTAAACATAAATCACTAATTGTAGTCGAAACCTTTACGCACCCTTTATTGTCAAAATGTCTGCATCTTCCGGCTCTTCTTGTAAAATAATTATTATTGGTTTTTTCTGTTGTTTTTCTAGTTCATAATTTTTTCTAATAACCAATACGTTAAATCCAATTGAACATATTAATAATCCAATTAGAATAACTGTTATTGGATGAATTCTCATAGTAATTTTTCATATAAGTGTCTATAATAACCCATTACTATTCCGCTGGTTGTTCCAACATTTAATGAACGTACACTTCCATAATTAGGTAGTGTTGAAATTAAGTCGCTATTGTCTAGTATATAGTTGCTCAAACCATGATTTTCAGAACCAAAAATAAATAGTGGATTATATACTAATCTAGTTAAATCAAACAAATTAATAGTTTTATCACTATAATCTGGAATATTATTCTCAATAGCAACTATTGTTCTATCTTGATTTGATTCAATAAACTCTTGTTCTGAAGAGTAATGTTCAATAGGAGTATAGTGGTAGGTTCCTACAGAGCCTCTACGGTCCCACTTTTTTCTAGTCCCTATATGGATCACCCTTTTAAAGCCAAAGAAGTTAGCATTTCTAACAATGGTACTAAAATTAAAGTCGCCTTCTACATTAGACATAGCAACAAACGCATCTATTGTTTGTGATTCACAATAGTGCTTAATATCTGGTATAGAAAGATGCTTTAAACTATCAATCACGTTCATTTTCGTTCAGTATCCTATACTGGTTTTCTAAATCCTCTAATTGTTTATATGCTATTTCGTAGTTTATCTTATCGCTAGTTGATATTTGTAATCTTAATTCATGAATCTGGTTCAGAATTATCCATATCTTGTCTTGAGTATTCATCTAAAAGACTTTCACACTGTTTTAGTCTTGTTTGCATTTCCTCACACTTTTTACATAGATCAGATTCTACATACTCTCTTATATGATCAATTTCCTGCTTGATCTCCAGTATTTGATATTTCATCAGTTTTTTCTCCATCTGATTTCCAAAATACCATACAGTTTTGATCACTATCCCATGCACATTCAATTAAATTTTTTGATGCTAGTCTCGCCAATCCAACACCATAAATCCAGTCACAAGTTGTTACAAAAATATCGTCAATAATTTTAGCATCAATTAGCAATCTACCTTTTTCGTCATATCCATCACACTTTGAGACTATGAAACTTTCTAATTGTTTTATCGTTATAAAATCATCTAGATTTTCACTATAGTCATTACTAATATAATTAGCCGCAGCCAATCTCATTTCTGTGGCATATTTTTCCAAATTCTTAATAGCATAAGAACTCATTATTATTCTCCAATACTAAAAGATGTATTTAGTTACACCTTTTTGCTTTTTCTCCAGTGAGACTATTTGATCGTTTAAATTGTCTATAGTATTTTTTAGAGTATATTCTCCTCTTGGTAGCCACATATGATGATCAATTAATGCTGTTACTATTTGTGGAATATAATGGGAATTAGCCAAATAATATTCCTTTTCACATTCCTTATTTTGTTCCAGAATAGATGATATAGATGCTACACATCGTAAGATTTGATCTCTATAATCTGATAGTTGTTCAACAATTTCTTTGTTCATACTTCTTCTTTCCTTTTGATTTTGAGCAGAGTATGACTTGTCTTTCGTAATCCGGTGTTCTTATCGTGATATGTTGGTCCCATATAAATATGGCAATAACCACCATCCTTCTCTGTACTCCACGCTAAAATACCCTTATCGTCAACACTCTGTACACTAAATCTGCCACGATACCCCATAGGAACGTATTCCCCGTCGCTATTCATAAAGTACGGACCACCGTTAACCTTAATTAAATCACCGGCAACAAGTTCACGCCAATCAAAATCTCGTATAACCTTGTTCTTCTTTCCTCCCTTATTCTTGATCTTGAAAATAAATGGATTATTGCACTTGGGGCAAATATAGGCACGGGGACCAGTGCAAAAACCGCATGAGGAACAAGTCTTACAACCCTTTGGCATAACAAATTCTCCTGTATTTTACCTGAACTACCTCCAAGTATATCACACTTATCGGCATTGTCAAGAGACGGTCTTTAACTTTTTTACTTTAGCGTACTTTTAGTAGAAAAATCAATATATTTTCTATTTTCTGTACTAAATAAACTGTAGTGATCGTTGCTAATTTCTAGTTCTAATTCTTCACAAAGAATTCTATAGTCGCTAAAAGTTTTGTCTTTATTATAGACCCTAAATACAAAGTCTTGTATTTTTGGATTCCACATTAAAAATCCTTTAGTTCCTTTAGCATTTTTTTCATTAGTCATATTTATTTCTCTGGATTTAATGGATCATGTTCATAAGGATATTTAAATATACCAAGATATTGTTTTCTTCTATTTTTTATGAATTGCAAAGTTTCATCAAAGCATTGTTCACATAATTGAATATCATATTTAGTTCCATCTTTCAATGAATTATAGCCCCATGATGCTTCAAGAGTAGCATATTCATCTCCAAAATTATCATCTGTGCAACATAAGCCACACACATCGCAATAGGTTTTATCAAGAACTTTTTTGTATTCTTGTTTATATGTTTTCATGTTGTGAATAAGTTTTAATAAATTTGTCTATAATCATTTCATCTAATTTAGATTTCACTAATTCATCATTATCAGTAATATATGCTTGTAATTCATCATTAATTACATCTTGATGATAGCCTTTACTTAAAAGAAATTCTTTCAATGGCTTTAACTGTTTCGCATATGTTTTACATAACTGATTAATTTGTGCTTTATATTGTACAGAATATGAGAATAACGCATGAGAAAGTTCGTGTCTTATAGTGGACTCATCATTCGCCCCTATGATATAAAAAGAGTCATGACGATACTTAAAGATATCTAACAAATGTTTTTCATATTCTGTTAGAGGATCAAATAATCCTTGTCTGAATGGGTTAAGAACTATACTGGGAAAATTAAATCCTGTCCAATCTTTTGAATATGTATCTGCTCCGTATTTTTGACTATACCAACTTTTGATCTGTCCTATTGTAAATATTTTGTTCTTAAATTCTGGACTCTCATAATATTCCTGAAATCTTAAAAATGTTTCTGCTAGTATATAGTTATTTTTTGCCTGAACTAGAACGGTATTAAATTTTAATAATTTAGTTGTGAGCATTTATTATCATTCATTTCTATAAATACCGGGTTCTAATCTAGGCTCATATGATTTGATATACCATCCCAAGTTAAGTAAATCATGACTTATTTCAAACGTCACAGTTCCTTCTGCAACATAAGTTTTACTTTCATCCATACCAGAACAATACCAATCAAGATAATCTTCTCCTACATTTCGTATCTTTGCTATTAATGAGGCAGCGTGTCTCCAAGAACAAGTCCATTCTTCGTCGTTTTTAAAAAATCTGTTATTACAAAGAGCAGCATATAGATGCTGGGCATATTTGTGATCCTTACACTTTTGTACTATGTAATCTACTCTTAGTAAATCTTGCTCTAGATCTGCTTTCATGTCCATAAACTTCTTCTGATTTTAATTAGTTCTATTAACTTTGCTGTATCTTCTTTTTCATAATCTCGTTCAATATCATCAATAAGTTTGTAGTATTCTTCTCCGTGGCTTTTTTTTGTAATAGTCATTAGTGGATCGTCACGATTTGGTCGCTGTTTTGTCCACCACTCATACAATTCCTTGATTTTTATACTATCTTCTCTTTGAGTCCTATAAGATTCTTCTGGTAAATTGTTTGCCCACTCAAAATAATCATATGCCGCTTCAACAGATCGGCCATTTTTAAAAGTGTACTTTTTATTTCGATCCCATTTGCTTAGGTGAGACAGTTCTTTCTCTACAAATTCTACTAATTCATTAAATAAGCCGTGAAGAATTCGGGTATCAAGATCGTACCATTGTCCTTTTTTTAGATCTGTTTTTAGATTGTGTGTTTGTGTTACATATCTGTTACGAATATAACACCTTATGCTATAACAAAGATCAGATGGATAACAAACTAGATTTTGTAATTTGCGTAGTAATGTGTCGCTCATCCAATATCTCCACGGCCTTTCTGCTTTTTGTTTGTTTCTCCAACTTTCCCAATCTTCTAAAGGTAGAGCAAATGGTTTCTTTTCTCCCCTAATCCAATCTGCAATTTTAGAGCAACTCCAGTATTTGATTCGAGTTCTTATCATTATTTTATTCCTTCTCTGCTTCCATTATAATATCTATATTCCATCCTATTGGAGCAACATATCCCGAACCAGTAACTCTAAGATTGCCGCTAGTATTAGGATAAACTAATGGTTTTTGATGTAAACTTGTGATACTTATAATTTGTTCATGGCCGTCTGGTCTAGTAACTTTAATCTTATGATTATAAGTTTCACAACCAACCAAACATACTAATAAACAAATTATTGATAGTATTCTATTCTTGAATTTTATTGCCGACATCATAAGCATATCCATTTTCTGGATCATCACTATAAATTCCTTCGTATTCATTATCCCACCAAGACGGTGGTACATCTGGAAGTTCTTTATCCAATTTTTGGTCCTCCCCAATAATCTTTGTCAATTTTTAAATCTGGATTTACGAGATATCCATTTGGATAATGTCTTTTATAGTATTCTTCTTCGAGTCTATGTTGTTCTTCATAATCTGTAGACATTTCTTCGTTATGCCATTGTCTAACTGTTTTTAATGCTTCGTCTAAAGTATCAAAATAATGGTTTCTAGACGAACCAAGAACATAACTATATATCGAAACTCCAGTAATTTTGCATTCACATTCTTTATCGCTCCAATAATCTCCAAACTCTAAACTTATATTGCCTTCAACACTTTTACAATGACCATCAGAGTGTTGAAAATAGTGGTCATATGCTTCTTTAAGAAGTTTGCGTATTTGTATTAATTTATCATGATCAGTTTTGTTCATCAAAACCTTCCTTATTTAATAATCTTGTGATATTTAGTATGGTTGCTCCAGTAATTTCGTTAGAATCATGACACAAATGAACTTCCACATTTTTATTTAAAGGTTGTGTATACGAACTAGAATCTTTAAAATAAACTTGTATACTGTCCATATCCTCATTGTAATAAGCATACGGCTGAAACTGTCCAGATGGTACAAGTCTCAACATTTCTTCTAAGAATTGTGATGAAGTAACCGCTTTAACGTCGCCATAAACTTGTTCTACTGTCATATTATGTTTGTCTCCTTCAATACTTCTAGTATAATCTATAGCTATATTCCAACTAGGATTTACAAAGCTGTTTTGACACATAGGATTGTGATATTTCCCCCAGTTCATCTTGTCATAAAGATGTTGCAAACTTTCATCCAAGCCCTCAAGACTTTCATGAAGAGTCTTTGGTGACATCCAATCAAACAAACTAAAGAAACCTTTTAGGAAACTCATGACCTCTCCATTCTACATCTGTAGTATACTTTTTCATACTGCTAATGACGCTAATTATTTTTCCTAACAACACAAGATTGTCTTCATATCCGCTTGTTAAGTATTTGTCTAAAACCTTACCATTAACTTTAAAATCTTCATACAATCCTTTAAGTTGATTGAGATTATTATCGGATATCAAGCCAGCAATATTAAGAGCATCTTGTAGACCTCTGATTATCCAATTTTTTTCTTTTAAGGTTTTTTTAAGTTCAATGTTTTCTTGCGTAGTTTTAACACTGGGTTCAATCCAAGGAAAATCTCTAACTATTCTTTTGTAGTATTTCAAATCCTCTTTGTGTCTTTTGTTGCTGGCTTGAAGTTTCTTAATCTTTTTTTCTAGTCGTTGAATACGAACTTGTTCTGGCGAAGGTTTGTGGATAAATTTGTATTTCGTCTCAGGAAAAACAGGCCACTCTTTTTGTAGTTCATCGAAAAGATCATATGGCTTTTTATCAAGAACATCACAATAAAAACAATCTTTATTTGAATCAACAATTTGGCGGTATTTTTGTGGCCAAACACACCATAATTGATTCATCAAAATTTGACCATATCTTAATCGCTCAGACTCAGGTTTGTCTCCTTGGTCTGCGTAGATTTTATAGATATTGTCAACAAATTTTTTAAATGTCATTTTTAAAACATCCATCTGGTTAGATCAATTATTTTATACCAATCATAAACTTTATTAGTAGCAATATGTAAATATTCTACTTTTGGTTCTTTTTTATACTCAATACCATTAAGATAAAAGGTTCCAGCGTCTTTTGTTATCATCTTAAAAGAATTTCTGGCTTTTTCTCTTGAAGGAAATGTTCCTATCCAATCTTTATCTCCGTCTTGAGGGTAATGATCACTGCCCATAGTTAATAGGTAAAAATTCATTTCCCCAACTTGGTTATTTCAAACCCAAGCCCCAGTATTCTACAATTAAATCCAAATCCCCAATCGTATGTATAATAATACATTTCAGTAGTCAAATCTAAACTAAATCCATAGCAATATAAGTCCTCATGAATATCTATTGCTATAAAATTAAATGGATGAAACCATTCAATATGAGTCATCTTATACCTCCAGTATGTCAGATATACCTTCTAGCAAATTCGTTCGCACATTCTTGTTCATATTAGATAACATAATGTGGTTCTTTACGAAGTCTTGGCCTTTATCTTTTGCAATCTTTCCTATAAAGTTTCGCCCCCAACCGTTTGTTATACTACGAACATCTTTAAAGTCAACCTCAACATTGAAGCCGAGATCAATATCATCAAGAATATTTTGTTTTAATTCGGTAGCGAGTTTGGTACTACTTAAATCAGAACCATATATATGTTTGATTTCGTAGTATATTAGTGGCCCTTTCATAATAGTCCCATTTCTTGATCAAGTTCACTTAGTTTTTCTAAAGCTTTTAGTCTTTGATAATTCAATCCAGCCACAAACCCACACTGAAAATAGTAAAAATCATTAGGAGTTCCTTCATGATCTCCATCCAGCCATATTTCTTCTGCTAATTGTTTGGCTCGACTATATCCAGATTGTATACTCTCTTTTTGTTTTTCTTGCCAAGTTTTTTTCATTTTGGTCCCACATCATTAGTTTTAAAGTTTGGATTCTTAAAATAGTAAAATAATTCATAGAGTTCATAGACTAAAACAATAGATAAAAATACTGTTTGTAGTATCAAAAAACTAAAAAAACAATAAAATAAAAAGTCAATCATTTCTTTATCCATCCGTTGTGTAAGTTCACAACATATTCTGCCGTTTCCCTATCAATACTACCATCTGGAATTATCCATTCAAATTCATCAACTCTTTCGATATCGCCCACCTTATTTTTATATAGGATCTTTTCAGTTGGAAGAATAATTCGGCACCAGCAACTTTCTCCAACATTACAGGTTTCAAGTTTCCAAGGTATAGTTAAACTATGCTTGTGGGCTTCGTCATAATTTTCAAAGATTTTGTTCATTTAAATTCATCAAAGTTTCGGTTATGTCTAACAAAGTATCAGAGGTAAATTCAGTTTCTATTGGCACAAAAACCCATTCGTCTTTTAGAATAAAATATCCGTATTCACATTTGTAAACTTTGTCGCTCAAAGTAAAAACATGGGGACCATTACATTTATATGGACTAACACAATTAGGACACATCATTTTTATTCCACAACTATATCATTATTATTTCTGCTAATCAATGCGGCAAAAGTTGATGCAGATACATTTTCATTAAGGAATCTCGATGATGCATCTGCCATTACAACAACCATGCCACCAGCATGAAAACTATTTGGTTCACTATCATTATTGCAATTCATAATACAGGTGCCGGTGCTTCCGGTAGTATTTAAATTACCAGTGGTTTTATCTGATCCATCAAGAGAACCAGCACCACCATCTGGATCAATCCAACCATAACCTTCTGGCCTTGGTAAAACTATACCTCTACTTTTGCCAAGCACAAACCATTCTGGCCTTCCAGCACTTTCCATTGTTAGTATTGTTTTAGACATACCATCAACCATTTCATTTTCTCTAGTTTTAGATGTTCTATTCAACGAACCCTCAATATCCACACCCGGATCGGGCAAAGAGTTTGCTGTATAAAATACTCTCCTTATTCTGTGCATAACTATATAATCAAGTGGTCCGAGTGATTTGCCAATAATATTTGTTGGGGCTGTTGCTCCAGCAATCATTCTTGGACTACCTTTTGCGGTAGGACAACTAAATGTTGGGATAATTGTTTGACCATTAGTAACATTAATTAATGAATTCCAAGGTTGTGTTAAATCATATAAATCAATAAGAGAACCTTGCTCTAAAAAACCAAGTAGAGGAATACACCAACTTGTTGGACTATTATTTCTATCTGGTGGTCTAGACTGAGGAAATGATTTATGTGTAGATAGATAATTATGAAATGCCAAACCTTGCTGTTTAGCATTATTCATACAAGATGATCGTCGGGCCGCTTCTCTGGCACTCTGAACAGCCGGTAACAATAATCCTATCAATACTGCAATAATAGCGATAACTACTAATAGTTCAACTAACGTAAAGCCTTTTCTCATGATAATCCTCTTATATTTGATATATTGTATAATCAGTTACCATTAACTGATAGTTTATATTAAAGTAATACCCAAAATAAAGTGGTCAATATTGTTAGAATATTGTTAGGAAGCATTTTTCCATTCTGGAAAGTCATCAATATTCATATCCCCAACAATAAAACTTCCTACGGAATTGTTTATTTTGATTGCGAAAATAGGATTGCCATTAATATCCTCACCGATATCTTGGATATCTATTTCTGATAAATTATGTAGTTGTTTAATAAGTTCACTTGTTGTCATTTTTGCAACATCTCTGAGGAATTATATATTAGTTTAGCCTTAAATCCAGCCTCAAATGCTATGCTTAATTGAGGGATGATGTCTGCATATCTTTCTCTATTCGAGATTCCTTCATCACCTAAAGGAACTACTGGTCTAATTTGATCTAACCATTCTTCAAACATATCATTTATTGACATTATTTACCCCGGAAATTCTGAAGGATTCCACTGATCTTTATTTCGACATTTATCACAAAGCGTACTAATCCATCCACCCTTGTTTGGCTTGCCCCTTTCTCCACAAACTTCACAAATCTTATAACTAAAACTTTCGGCCATACTAACTAAACCTTGAATATAACTATCTCCACCAGTAAAGTAAACGCGAAGCCCACCAAATTTTTCTTTGATCTGATCAAACTTTACAGGATAATAATCTGAGGTATAGGTGGCGTCTTTTTGCTGTTTATATTCTGTTTGCGAACGAATATTATCTTCCTGTTGTTTAATCATCCAGCATAAACTAGAAAGTATATCATACCATCCATCACCACATTCTATACCCCATCCCATACAACTTTCCATTATACTCTTGTCTTTATTAGAAAAGAGTTCTGGATATTTGTCGTATAGTTGTTGCTGTAATTCTTGTTTCATAAATTAAACTTTGTCTGAACTATGTACTATTTGAAGTGTAGACTTATTTAGCAACTTAGCGAAGTAACTACCGCAAATTCTTTTTTTAGTTAGATTATCTTCTTCATATTCACAATAGAGATTGATTCTGTAGTTATTGTCATAAACATTAACAATCTTGTTATGAACATAATTTTTAGGTTTAGAGATTTGCTTAAAAAGAAGTCCCTCTATTTGAAGTTCCATTACTTATTCTCCGAATAAATATTCTCTACATTATACATTAAAACAAACTTATCTTTTCCACTAGAATCACCAAGAATATAAACGTCACAGTTATGCTCGTCTCCAGTATCAGCATCATGGATAACAACTGGAGTATTCCAATTAAAGTTACCAACCTTGTTTATGTTATTTGCTTGGTCATGCAAAAAGTTATACAAATCTAGCCAAGTTATTTTACTCATCTTGCTCTCCTATTTGCTCTATCAAGTTTACGAATAGTTTCTTTAGCATTAGCAGGAACCATTACCAAACTGGGTGCTGTTTTATGGGACCAATCTAAAAACCCTACAGCACGATTTTCTACGCTACATTCTTTACAAAGAATACGTCGTCCAGTTTCAGTAAGAAACTCGTAGCGATCAATCCCAACATCAGTTTTACAATAAATACAGTTCATAGTTTTCTCCATTATACCAAAACGGCTGAACCTGTCAACTCTGAATAAAAAATTTGTCCAACACTATCACTAAAACTTCCATCATTGTTACTATAAAATACTTGCTGTAAATCCAAAACATCAAGAATTTTTTGACAATTATCACAAGGCTTACTCAGTAGTATTCTTCCTTCTCTATTAATGCGCAACACAACAATCTTCCAATTAGTATCAATGGCATTATAGCGATCAAGCAATTTAGAAATAAGATGACTTTCGGCATGAGGAAAAGGATACTCCTTATAAGTTGAAATATTGAATCGTTCACCCATTCTAAATGCTTTGGCACTAAATCGAATAGGATTGTTGCCAGCAAATGCTATCATCTTGTTATTATCAAAGGCAGCAGCATAATGATAACAACGAATTAAAGGATTGGGTTCCCAATTTTGATAAGCCTTTTTGATAGTCTTGTCCAAAATCTTCATACAGTGCATCCAAAAAGAATACGGCCCATGCCACGATTGTAGCATAGTTAGGTTATCGGGTCAAGAGGTAAGGGTCTTTAATCTTTCTTTACGGGTCTATAAACACTATCGCTATCCGGCCTAACAACATTATCATTTGATGTTAGTGGAGGAAGCGGATATTTTTTTACCTGTTTTGTTTTTGGACCATCTGTTAG